CGGATGTTTTTATGTCCTCCGTGATCATGGCCGTTTCTTCGTCGCTGGCATGCACGTGGCCTCCAGCCACTCTACTGCCTTCGGTAAACTCCTCCCCCGAGAGTCCCTCAAGAAATACCTGACCGCCCCCCGTACTGCTTCCGTCCCCCAAGATTATGTTAAGAAAGCTATCCTCGCTGGTGCCTCCTTCGACCAAGACCTCGCCCTCAAGGCCAACTGCATCCCCATTGGCGTAGTTGAACCTCGTGTTATGATTTCCAATCGATCTAAGATCCAACGAAGTATGCTCTACAAGCATCCCTCCCTGCCTCCCCTCACTGAAGCCCCCGCTGAATTAAAGCGAACCTTCAAGGATGATGACCCTCTCCTTAAGGCCAACTCTAAGTTCAGAATCCGCCCCGAACCCAAATTCGCCCCAGAGCTCCGTAATGAGATAGTTCGTTTCCTGTTAGATACCCACCCCAACATCCGTATTAACCGAATTCTGACCACTCTCGAAGCATTTGAAGGTTATGAAGACATCCCCCATGTCAACATGACCACCTCCAGCGCCTATCCTTACTCTGCTTATGGCCGAACCCCTAAGAACAAGCTCACTCCTCAAGACTGGGCTGATATCTCCGTAGAGGTCGACAAGCTCTCCGCTGACCTCCTCGCTGGTATCCCCCCCCAGTTCATTTTCCAGACCTCCTCCAAAGACGAGACGAGACCTTTCCATAAGGTCCATGACCCTCGTTATGTCCGTGCCTCCACTGTCGCCTGTACCCTTCTATTCCGCCGTGTCCTCGGTGGATGGATGGACATGGTCCACAAAAATCACAACCAAATCTTTACCAAGGTTGGTATTGATGCTCACGGTTTGGATTGGAAGATATTCTTTGATAAATTGACCGCGATATCCTCGACTAACATTGTCGAGCTTGATTACTCCGGTTTTGAATATAACCATCTCCAGACCTGTTTTGCCATTGCTGCTGACTTTGTCTACCTCCTCCTCCGCCGATCCGGTTGTACGGAAGAGCACGCAAGTGCCGCCGCCCTCCTGATTAAGAGTTGCTGTGGTGGCTATGTTCTAGATAATGAAGTTTTGACCTTTGTTTGGATGCTTCTTTCCGGCCTGCCCATTACAGCCGAATTGAACTCCTTGCTCAATCAAATTTATCAAGCCCTTTGCTTCCGCCACCTCACCAACCTCCCCCTTTCCAATTACACTAGCCTCGTGTGCTCTGGTTATTATGGTGACGATTTGCTGCATGCAGTTCACGATTCTATTGCTCCCCTTTTCAACTCCATTACTATCCAGAAGTTTTGTGCCGACCACCTTGGCATGAAAGTTACTCCCGCCTCCAATAAATCCGGTGACATGGTGCCCTTCGTGTCCATCCTAGACTGTTCGTTCCTCAAACGTCGCTTCGCTCCCCGTGAAGATCGCGTTGATGCCCCGCTCAACCTGGATGCCATGACTGATTCCCTTCAGTACTACGTTCCCGTTTCCCATATGACCCAAAGAGAACTCCTTGCCTCTAAAGCCAGAAGTTTCATTACTGAGTTGACCCACTATCCTCAGGAAATTTTCGACTACTGGCTGGAAATTCTCCGTTCCCTCCGTTCCCAATATGTCCTAGACTTTATCCCATATGAATACGCCGCTGCCCTCCATCGGCGCCTTCAGAACCAAGTCTAGGCAACCTCTCCTCCGGCACCGCGTGCCTCCAGTGTGTATTGGCTCTAGCGCTGTTCTCGTGCTACCCATGTAAAAACCGCGGCAAAGTGTATCGTTGAATCCACGAACACAGATGTCCTTTGATCGATAGGTGTGATTAGCCTTAAGATCGAGAAGCCAAGTAAATCGCTCCCTCCCTTCTCTCTACAACCATTGTAGTCCTTCCCGCAGTTCTCGCTGCGCTGACTGCCTACCGCGAGCTTCGCAAGAAGTTTCGCAAAAGACCCCCCTCCTCCGAAGTTATCAAGCCCAACTCTACCACGGAAGGCGTCCCTGAAACCACTCTCGCAAGAGATCTGGTCCGCCAGGAAGCCAACCTGACCCTTCAACAAGAAGAGTTGACTACTCAACAAGACTCCGTCCAGCCCGAAAAGGTTGAGCTACCTCCTACTGCCCGTACGTATGAGTGGCCCCAGCCCACATTTGACCAAGTAATTGGCCGATGGTATCAAATCGGCTCTCTAGATTGGAGTTATACCTCCGCCCAAGATACTACCCTCTTTGCATATGATGTTTCGAAGATCCTTTTCAACATCCAGACCTTATTTGACCGCGTCAAACGTTTTCGTTATTGGCGCGCCAATGCAAAAGTTAGAATCCAAGTAAACTCGACGCCATTTCACTACGGTTCCATTGCCGCTGCTATAGTCCCTTACTACAGCCCCAGTGAAGTCGTGGCGAGCCCAGTCTCACAGAATACTTGGGGACTTTCTGGCCAAAAATGCTTTGGAATCTTGTCAGCTAACACTGGTAAGCCCTTAGAACTCACATGCCCCTTTCAGACCCCCCATGAATACCTCGCGATTACTCAACAGGCAGATGTCCGCCCCTTTTATCTGTCCGCCTGCGTGATGAACCCTCTTCGTCTCGCTGGTAACGCGTCCAACCCCGTCCTCCGCATCTCGATTTTTGCTCAGTTCGATGATTTCAAAATTCTCGGACCGTCAGAAGCCACTGCGAACTCTTCGTCCAAAAAAGTTGTTGCCGCTGACAAGGAACAACGGAATGCCACTAAACAAGGCACTCTCGGAAAAGTTGCTGGCGTCGTCTCTGACGTAGCCGGCAAGCTTACTACCGTTCCTGTTATTGGCAGCATTGCTTCGCTTGTTGCCCCTGTCTCATCTGCCATCGGAAAAGTTTTTGATTATTTCGGCTGGGATAAGCCCACTAATATCTCCGCCCAGGTTTTCACGATCTCCCGTCCCAACCGAGGAATGCAATTCAGCTCCGGCCAAGACCCTGCTGAACCTGTCGGTCTCAAACCTGACCAAAAGATCTCCACCGAAACAAGTGTTTGGGGAGTTCATGATGAGGCCACCCGTGCCTTTCTTAAGCTCATCCAGACGCCCATGCGTTGTAACCAGTTCACAATCGCCAATGCCCAAGTCCCAAACAATGTGTTCAAAGCTATTACCATTCAACCATATGCCCCCGACTGGTCAAACGGTTCTGGAAGCCCTATCATCCAGACTCAACTGCACGACTATCTTTCCTACTATAGTCAGTTCTTTGGTGCCTGCCGTGGAGGTTACAAATATATTCTATATTTTGATACATCCTCCTACACTTCCGCCAGAGTTCGAATCACTTTTGAACCTTCTACGAATACAATCTCCGCCATCACTGACGGAGGTGACTCTTTCTCCCGCATTGTCGACGTTAACGGCGCTACTACAATTGCCCTTGAAGTCCCTTATTGCTACCCCTCTGCTAGAATGCCCATCAGTCAAGGTTCGTCCGCCCCCGCGAACGGCCAGCTTCTTTTCTCCTTAGTAAATCCCATTCAAACTAATGGAGGAACTGCTGATGTGATCTACGTCCAAATTTTCCGGTGTGCCGCTGATGACTTCCGCTTCTACCAGCTCCTACCTTTCACGACCACCTATCAAGGCGCACTCCTCCTCGAATCTAAAAAGCCCGCTGCCCACGCTGCTAAGTCCATTTGGCCCAATTCTCTCCTAGAACAAGTCGCTGCCCTTCCGGTTTGTTCCTTAGGAGATGGTCCTAAAGTGCTCTACGATCGAATCACTGAAGATGAAGAGGTAGTTGTCCATAACGACTTTCTTCACCGATATCACACTATCGAGCCCTTCCCAGGTGGTTCACACACCGTGTCCCTTTTCCTTACCTCTGGTGACCCCTACCATTGGTTGTCCTCCTTCCGCGCTTATCGTGGAGCAGTTCGACTCGCCCCCTATGACTCGAACCCCGTAGGAGTTTCTACTCTGTCTGTCCCGACAGATGCGACGCTCCTATCCCAAGGTGCTTATCTTCCACCGTCTTCCGGCGACCCTGATGTATTGCCAATCGAAGTTCCTTACAACAATAATATTCGGTTTGTCCCAATGCGATACGCAGAGTCTAACTGGCCTGACGCCTACAATAGGTACTTTGGCGCCACTGCCAACTTGGCCTCGCACAACCTTCTTTGGGCTTGCGGTGACGATTTCACAATCGGCCTCCGCTGCTCTCCCGAGGTGGTGTTCGTCCAACACCCCTAGCCCCTTACTCGTTCCGGCTTTAAATTGAACGTTCATTTCGTTAAGATGAAGTCAGCTTAGTATGCGCAAGCAGAAACCCTGATTTTGTAAACTTAGTAACCCCACCCATGTCGTTTTCACTTTTAACATGGCTGCGGCGAACAGGATTAAGGAG